ACATCATTGCATTAGAGATGAGTATGGAAAATACTCTAGACATATATAAAGGTATAGTCCACGCATATAGGAAACTATATGAACCGTGTTGGCATACGGAATGGGCCCTAAAAAGTTAGCAGAGACTATTAACTCAGATATTAAAGAGGCAAAAGATCTGATAACTAAATACTTCAAAGCTTTCCCAAAGATTAAAATCTTTCTTGATACTCTTGGGGATAGTGGGAAAAGAACAGGGATGATAAGAACTTTCCCTCCCTTCTCAAGAGTTAGATGGTTTGATAACTGGACCCCTAAAATGTATAATAACAAAGATAGCTTTATGGAGTTAGGTTCTATTGAACGGGCATCTAAGAATACCCCAATTCAAGGGAGCTCAGCTGACATGACTAAATTAGCATTAGTATATCTCTATAAGACTATTAAAGAGAATAACTACCCTGTTAAGATAGTAATGACTGTACACGATCAGATAGATACAATCTGCCCTGAAGAGTTTTCTGAGGAGTGGAGAGTAATAATGACTGAACAGATGAATAAAGCAGCTAATGTTATTATCCCTAATGGGTTATTAAAGTCTGAAACAAGTATAACTAAAAGATGGAGTAAATAATGACACAAGAAGAACAACTCAAAGTCCTTAATCTTTTAATGTGGCTACAAGTAGCAGTGTATGCATCAGATGACTGTGAACCAATTAAATGGTTCTATAATCATAGGACTAAGCAGTCTCTGAAACAAACTATTGATGCCATTAATAAAGAGCATGGGAGAACTATTAAAGCTATTTGGGATGAACAGGGAGTTCAAATGCCTTTAGTCACAAATGTTATGGATGACTTTACTAAATTAATAAGTGAGTTGGATTACTATAAACTCCCTGATATTAATTTACTTATAGAACTTTATAACGAAGGAAAATTAGACAGTATAATTCAATCTTATAAAAACCAACACTTAAAATAATGAGTAATTACCCTATTGGGGCAGAAAATGATCCAGCAGCCCCCTGGAATGAGGATGTATTCTTTTGTAAAGAATGTGATGCTCATGCTATAACAGATTACATAGACACTTATATAGAAAATTTATCTAAAAATCAAGAATTAGGGACACCTTTAAGTGACTATGAACATAATGATTTATTTGATGAGATTTATAAAGATTTATGTAACGACAATGTTGTAGGGAAATGTGCTAAGTGCCACTATGATGATATTGCAGACTTTAGAGACGATTAAATTTAAAAACAAACTTATGAGAAAATTAGAAAATTTATTACAAAGCATTATTGACAACATGTTTAAGTTCGCAGAAATAGACATGTCTTATAATAAACTAATAGATAATGGGGTGACTAAAACAGATATGATGTGGATGGATCAGTATGAAATGACTGAAACACAGCATAAGATGTGGAAAGATCATTCTATTAAAGCTATTAAAAAATACCTTAAATGTACTCAAAGAAAAGCAGATGCAGAGTTTGCATGGCTAGATTTGATGTACGGGATAAAGGTTAAGAAAGAAACTACATCAGTAGATTTCGATGATTTAGCATAATTTATAATCAAAACAATTAAATATGAAAAGGTTTTCAAAACAAGAATTAAAGATAATGAAGGATAATAATCTTTCATTACAAGAAAAAGCTAATATGCTTAACAGGAGTATATCTTCTATTAGATCTAAACATTGGGCTATTGTAAATAAGCCTAGTAAAAGATCTATAAGAACTATTAAGACTAATACAGAACCTACTATAACTAATAGAAAATTAGTTAACAGTTCTATTAATATTAGTATTGATAGTATAAATAGAAGAATAACTTTAAGCTATTAACAACGGTTGCCCAGATGGTGAAATGGTAGACACGAGGGACTTAAAATCCTTTGGTCAGCAGTGACTGTGAGGGTTCGAGTCCCTCTCCGACTACGCAAAAAACACGAAATGGAGTTTCCTTACTCTTCACAGAAGAATGGGTTTTTGAAGTTTCGATAGGTTAATCGGGACTGCGGTTAGTAATGCCGATTGCAAAAACAGATGTCCACGCACCCATCTTCTGTTTTCCTATTGGTAGGTGAGCAAGTAAAACATATGATCGGATCGTATGCCGATGCTGGGATGGCTAGAGCTCGAATGCCATCTAGTACCGAGAGCTGACTGTTGGGGGTCATGGCCCAATAACGCAAAAATAAAGGTACTTGCTCAAGTCAGGTGGCGTAAGTGGGAATGAATACCACGGCAGAGGTAACGTCCTAGGAGGAATAGTATTCCTTAATAAGCCTAGGGGATGCAGGTTCGAATCCTGTCCTGACTACTAAAACTTAAATAATATGGCAGATATTACAATGTGTAAAGGGGATAATTGCCCTAAAAAAGAAAACTGTTACAGGTATACAGCACCTGTAAATGAGTATAGACAAAGTTACTTTTTCGATACTCCTATTAAAGAAGATGGTACCTGTGAACACTATTGGGAGGTAAAGCTATGAAAAAACAAACAGCGGTTGAGTGGTTGAAAAAAGAACTTGAAGAATATGGTTCATCTTCACATTTAAGTTTAGATTGGGAAACATTTGATGAATTGGTTGAACAAGCCAAAGCAATGGAGAAGGAGCAGCTTATTAAGGCTGTAGATTCTATTGAATTAGTAAATCGAAGATACTATAAAGATGGAACTTTTGGAGATGATAAAGCTGGTAAAGAGATTCAAATGACGGGTAGAGAGTATATTGGTCTCTCTACAGATGGTAAAGCATATTACAACGAAACCTATAAAGGAGGTGAGCAATGAGTCAACTTATAGCTTGACACGATAGAGTATAAACTTTAATTTAAAATTTAATTAATATGGAAACAGATAACATCGAAAAAGTAAAAGAGGAATTAAATGTTAAATCTAGTAATAACATCTATGATGTTATTGAGATTATTTTTAAACTTGTTGAGTATAATGGGGGGATATCAAGACAAGAATTTCTAGACCCTGCACATAGTAGAGTTAATGTATTAAGAAGAAATGTTGCAGCTGTCCTATTATGTACTCATACAGATTTAACTCATTCTAAAGTTTCAGAATTAATAAACAAATCAAGACATACAGTTACTTATGCATGTAAAACACACGAAACATTATTAAACTATGACAAAGCATACAGGAATTTATATCATAAATGCTCTATACAGTATATGCAGATTAATTCTACATATAAGTATATGGATAATGATATAAGTGATTTAACATCTAAAATAAATGAATTTGAGAAAATACTAAATGAGTTAAAACATTTTGTTGTAATGATTAATTATTCTAGAACTAAAATTAACAAAGATGATTTCGACGGAAGTTTTGCAAACTAAAGATCAAGAGCAAAGAACTGCTCTAAGGTCATGGGCAAAAGCTGGGTATAAAGGCTCTATTATAGCTGGTACTGGCTTTGGGAAGAGTAGATGTGGGGTAATGGCCTTAGGGGAGATGCTTAGAAGGGTAGAGGGTTGTGGTTTATTACTAGTCCCTACTATTCAGCTTCAAGATCAATTTAAAGATGAATTTTATAAATGGGGTTATGAAGATGTATTAGACAGAGTAGAGATACTTTGCTATGCATCAGCTCATAAGCTAACGGGGAGAGTATTTGCAGTTACTGTAGCAGATGAGGTTCACTTAGGTTTAAGCCCAATCTATCGTGAGGTATTTGCTAACAATGAACATAGAATGCTATTATTAATGACAGCAACTATGCCTGAAGAACCAGAGTATAGACAGCTGTTAGTTAATATGGCCCCTCCTGTATATGTACTGACTTTAGATCAGTGCGTACAAAAAGGATTAATAGCCCCTTATGAAATTAAGTGTGTTGCTGTGGATTTGACTGGTGAGGAGAAGAAAGCTTATAAAGCAGCTAACAATATGTTTGTGCACTACAAATATAAGTTAGGGCAATTTGATGCTTTTGATAGAGCTAATGCAATATTAGCCTCCCCTCATACAGCTTCTCCAGAGGACAAGAAGAATGCAGCATTATTTTATAAAGCAATTAGGGATAGGAAAGAGATTGTTCAGAAAGCCTATAACAAAATTCTTTATACTGGGTTAATCTGTAAAGCTAAGGATAGTAAAACTTTGACTTTCTCAGGGACTAACGAGTTTACTGATGAGACATCAAAGCATCTTGAAGAGCTTGGGATTAAGTCTGCAGCATATCATTCTAATATGAAAGCTTCTCTCAGAAAGAAAGCTTTGCAAGACTTTAAAGACAATGAAATCAAGGTATTATGTTCAACTAAAGCTCTTAATCAGGGGTATGATATCCCTGATGCACAGCTTGGTATAATTTGTGGGTTAGATTCTAAAGCCCTACAAATGATTCAAAGGGTTGGAAGATTACTGAGACTTTCTAACTCTGATAAAGTTGGGGAAATTGTAGTTCTTTATGTAAGAGATAGTCAAGAAGAAAAATGGTTGAGGAATGCTATAAAAAATTTATCAAACATTAGTTGGATTGATCAAATTTCTTCTTATATTTGAGAACTATTTAGTGTAGATGTTATAACAAAATCTTTTATGATCTTTGAAATTGACACAGAACAGCTTAAATCACTAGGTATTTCCCCTAATGAATTTGTTTACATCTCTATGCTAAAGAGTAAAGCCATTGATTTAAATTTAAAGTTAGACGTCGATTTAGAGCTGTTGCAAACCAATGGGTGGATCAAAATTGGGGAGGATGGTGAGGCTATGTTACGTGGTAAATCTCTCGTAAAAGAAGATGATTTCGATCGTATGTGGGCCTCCCTCCTCTCCAGATTCCCCATAAAAGTTATATGTAATGGTTCAGTCAGAATTTTAAGAGCAGGTGATTCTGAAGCTAAAACTAATCTCAAATCTAAAGAGAAGTACAGAAAGATTATCAACGGGAATTCTGATAAACATAACCGTATAATCAAATGTCTTGAGACTGAATTAGATTTTAGAAGAAGAGGGAACAGTTTGGGTTATATGCAAATGTTAGAAACATGGGTAAATAACCATAGCTGGGAAAAATACAGCATAGAAGAAACAGTAAACAAATCAGATGGAGAATCAAGTGTCGTCGAACCAGGACGAATTACAAGGATCCTCTAATAGTCTTGACGAGACTCTAAAAGAGTTTAGTCACATATCAAAATCAGTAGATAAGTCAATAAATGAGATCAAGCAAGCTAAGCTTGGTAACAGGATTATCTTCCCTACTGGATGGGATAGGTTAAATAAGAACTTATTAGGGGGTTTACAACCTGGTAAAATGTATGTAATAGCTGGGAGACCAGGTGTAGGGAAGTCTGCCTTCTCTAACCAACTGATCTTCGATCTTTTAGACAAAAATGTGGGGAAGAAGTTAATTGTACTTTATTGGAGTTTCGAGATGCCTGACTATCAACAGATAATGAGGGCTGGTGCAAATGACGTAAAGATGCAGTTTTCACAGCTTTATAGCATAGACTCCCCAATTGATGACTCAAAGATCAATGAATATGAAAATGCAGTAAGTAAGTATCGTAAGTATCCTATCTTCTTTTGTTCAATCCCTCAGAACATGGTTAAGATTAAAGAGGTAAACAACAGGGTGAATCTTAAATTCCCACAACACACAATAATAAACCTCTTTGACCACTCAAGACTTATCCTTGGGACAGAAGATACAGAACTGCAAAAGCTCAATCAAATTTCTAAAACCTGTATGTGGTTGCAAGCAAGACTTGGGGTAATAAATATACTCCTATCTCAACTTAACAGGAATATAGAACAAGAGTATAGAGCTAAGCAGCAGTATCAACCACAGCTAACTGACTTATTTGGGGGTGACTCAATAGGTCAGGATGCTCACGTTGTTATGATGCTTCAACGTCCTTATGATTTATACGGGATTACAGAAGCCTATTGTGGGGAGAACCCAGTAGGATTGCTGGCTTGTCACGTAGAAAAGAATAGGGATGGTCAGTTAGGGATGATCCCTTACGAAGCTGACTTATCTACATTTTCTCTAACAGAGAGAAAGAAAAAGTAAATTAATTAAATTTTAACATTATGAATAATTTAACACCTGTAGAAGAGGGTCCTGTTACAGAAAAGTACAGACCCAGTAAATCAGAATTCTTACGTAGATATGCTATCTCTATCAAGTTCTTAGATAGAGGGGTAATGGTCACTGTAGGATGTAAAGAGATTGCATTTGAGAGTGTCGAAGCTTTCATGAAATCTTTTAATACTTATGTAGACAACCCAGGAGATTCTCAAGAAAGTTGGGAGAAATTCTTTTACGAACAAGAAAGAATTAAATAACTATGGAATTAGTACTGCCAACTGAAAAAGTAGCTATTGCCAGAAAGTCCCCAAGACACATGATCATTTATGGTCCCCCAAAGATTGGGAAAACTACTGCAATTGCTAAACTAGATGGGTGCTTAATCATAGACCTAGAACAAGGATCTGACATGGTTGAAGCACTCAAGATTAAGGCTAATAACCTTAAGGAACTTGCTGATGTAGGGAAAGCCATTGTAAAAGCTGGGAAACCTTACAAGTATATTGCTATTGACACTTTAACTCAACTTGAAGTGTGGTGTGAACAAGAGGCTAAAGAGTTATACAGACAAACCCCAATGGGGAAAAACTTTGACCCAGATAACAAAGGTTTGTCAGTACTATCTCTTCCTCAAGGTGCAGGCTATCTGTATCTTAGAATGGCTGTAAAGAAATGGATGGATAAGTTAGAGACTTTATCTGAGCATATCATTTACATAGGCCATCTAAAAGATAAGATGCTTGAGAAGAAAGGTAAAGAGGTGTCTGCTAAAGATCTCGATCTGACTGGTAAAATTAGAAACATTGCTTGCTCTAACTCGGATGCCATAGGCTACGTTTATAGAGATGGAAACAAGACTATGATTTCTTTTGATTCCTCAGAGGATATCAATGCAGGCTCTCGTTGTGAGCATCTTAAAGGTCAGGTTATGGAGCTTGACTGGACTAAAATTTATATAGATTAATTCAAAAACTTAATTAAATGGCTATAGAAGCAACACTCCCTCCTACAGTTGAGGAGACTAAACCATCAACTACAATCACTGTATCAGGTATACTAGGTGATTTGAACAATGGTCTGGACAGACAGGCTATTGCAAAGAAATACAACCTTTCAGCTGCAGAAGTTGCAGAGGTATTCAAGCACCCTAAACTTAAAGGTCTTCGTGCTCGTCGTAAAACTGTTAAGATTAACATTATCGATGACACTGAGCCTGTTAATAACTCTAATCAAATATCTCTTTTAGACAGCATAGAAGAGATTGAAAGACTAAATCATCTTGATGAGGTTTGAAGGACAGCTGAATATATGTATAAATATTATTATTTCTAATTAACTAATTAAAATTAAAGTAAGATGGCAATTCAATCTAATAATTCAGAAGAAGTTGTATCAGGTGGTGGGATAACCCT